TTCAACGCTGTAGCCTACGCCTGTACCGCACATAAGTACGTACATCATCTCGTCAAACGCTTTAGGGTGGTCAATAGGTAGGTAGCTACAGTTGAAACCAGCTACGTTGTCACGGTCAAGAGCCTCGCCAGCAGTCATCAATGCTCTCATGCTAGGCATAACATCCATGTCGTGAATGTCTTTAAAAATACCGTTAGCTTCTTCGAGTGTTAGCTTGCCTTTCTCAATCCAGAAGTTTAGGTATCGGTCGATTGTTTCTTCCCAAGTCTCACGTCGCTGCTGATCTGGTAGGTAACGTGCATAGCGTGACTTGTGTATGTACTGTTGATATGCGTCCATTAATTCATTTCCTTTATTAGTCTTTCAATATACCACTTACACTTACGTAAGTCTTCTACTGGTTTACCTTTGTAATCATATCGCCAAAGATACTTCAGTGCGTTACCCTTAAGATAACCTTTAAACTCTTGCTCAGGCATAGACGCTTTGATTGCTTCTATAGCTTCTATTGCTCCGCTGTTGTAGTGGTCAGGTCGTTCAACGGGGTCAGGTTTTTTTCTGATTGATAGGTTGTTCAACGCTGTCAAGGCATCCCACTCAGCAGGGGTTACTTTGTCAATGCTCATCCGTATTTCCTCCTTAAATAATTCATGCTAACAGGTAGCTCATCAAAGGAACCGTTGTCTACTTCGTTAAGCATCCAGATACCTGACCAGCTTCCGTTTGTTTGAGGGTTTAGATACTCTTCATCGTGGCTGTAGAAGATACCAGCAAACAATCCAGTGATGTTAGTACCGTCTGCCTTACGAGCGTATGCTATGTCACGGTCTTGGACATGTCCCATAATGCACGACATGAACTTCTTTTGCAACATAAGTTTTGCACACGTAACTGGTCTACCCATGACGCCACTGGTGAAGTAGTGGCAGTAGGCGATACCGTCAACGACGATTGGTTGAAGGAAAGGCACAACCTCCCATCCACCTTTCTCCAGCTTGAAGTCATCATAGCTCATTAGTCCTTCTAGTTTAGCGTCAGATTCTATAGCTCTTTCAATACGCTGCTCATGATTACCTAACAGGAATACCATACGAGGGTTCCATGTCCTCTTCTTGTTACTACGAAGACGCTTCTTCTCCTCTCTGATAGGTGCTAGGAAATGTTCCATAGCGTTTAGACCTGCTGTTATGTCACGAGTATACCGTCGTCCCTCAAAGGACTTCTTACCTACGTCATAGCTACTGAGACTTGGCATGTCCCAGTGATCCCCCAGATGTATGATAACGTCAGGCTTTGTATCGGCTGCGTATTGACCAGCCCAGTACATGTGTTCAACACTGTCACCGGGTTTTGATTGAGTATCAGGTATTACTAAGTGTCTAGTCATTGCTTTTTACTCCATCCGACAGGACAGGTTTCTGCGGTGTACCATTCAAATCCCTGCTTGTCTGCCCATTCTTGCATTGTGTATCTTGTCCCGTCAGCTCTACGTCTTGCTCCGGGCATGGCTGTTCTTGGGTTTTGGAAGACAAAGACCAGCTCCTCCTTCTCGCCAAGGCATCGGCTAACATCGACATACTTCTTCGCTTCCGCTCTATCACGAAACCTCCCTTTAGCTTCGATGTAGATAACTACACCACCACTACGGTAAATAAAATCAGGCTCATAAGTTTTAACCTGAGTGTATGTTAGCTTATCAACATGGTACTCACACCGTTTAAACTTACTATGAAGATCATACTCAAACCAACTGTCATAGCCCTTGGGTATGTTACGTCTCGTTCTCTTCACTTGGTCTTTCCCATGTTTGATTAGGTTCACGACGTAGCCAGAGCAGCCTAGCGTTCTCAATGACACGCTCCTCAGACTCTAACAACTCAACACATTTGTTAAACATCTCTATCTCTGACAATCCTTCAAGGAGTTTCTGAGACTTCTTATCACCGATACCATACACGCCGACAATGTTATCAGCTTTGTCACCCATGATGATTTGACGGTAGAAGAACAGCGTCCCTTCTTTCTCGTTAACAGAAGATAGCGTACGTTTGTTGAAGTTGTAGTGCTTGCACGGTACTTGTTGGAAGTCCTTATCAAGACTAACAATGATGCTGTCAGGGGTAGCGTCGATAGCAATCAAGTCATCAGCTTCCTCGTTCTCTGACACAACAGCATTCCATTCTTCGATCAGGTACTTACGTATTGCTTGCAAGTGTACAGGCTTTTCTTTGTCCTTACGGTTACCCTTGTAAGGCGCAGTAACAGCTATGTCGTTACGGAAGTTACCCTTACCTGTTAGGTAGACACGGTAGTCTGGTTCGCCATCTATCTTAACGTATAGATCACTGACCAGATCAGATAAGAAACTGCCCGTAGTATAACAGGCAGTCTTAGCTGACTCATCATTGCACTTGAAAGCACAACGATAAGCTACGATGTCACCGTCGATTAGGATCACAACGCTTCCGCTTCGGACAGAGAGTTATCGCTGTACTCAATCAGGTTAGTAACCTTCATCTTAATCATGGAAGGCGACCGACCAGTACCAACAGACCAATCGTAGTAACCAACAACAGCGATTGCTTCTGATCCGTTAGAGATAAGCACATCTTCAGGTATCTCAACACCATCAGCGTCAGTCAAGCGCATAGGGTTGTTAGACTTCATGGTGATAAAGAAGCCACGGTCGTCACCTTTGTTGCTAGGTGCAATACCCATTTCTTCAATGGCTTCAATAGCTTTATCGCTAAGGTTGCCAAGCTGCACTTGGTACTTGTTACTAAACTTGTTGAGCTTGTTACGCTCACACCAGTAAACAGTTCCACGTACAGTGATAGGTGGTAGTTTGTTTGCAGACATAATGTTTCTCCTAGTGGGTTTCTGCCCAGTTGTTACCTACTCTATATTCGCCGTCTAAGGGACACCGTAGGTTTAATGTCTCACCGGCGATTCTGATAGCACGTACACCGATACGTCCGACTGTATCTGCGTAGTGCGTTGTTGTCTCTATCTGCCACTCGTCGTGTACGTTGGCAACAAATCTATGTGGTATGTTCTTCAGTCTATCTGATAAGTGTATCAAAGCTTGCTTCATAACGATAGCCCCTGCACCTTGTAATAACGTATTCAGTGCGGCGTGTTCTGATCTTACTCTGAGCTTTCGTCCGTCAAGTCCAGCAAGTACGCCTGACTGAGCCTCGATATGTGTATCTCCTCTAACTCTTTCAAGAGACGGCGTGTTAGATAGAAATGTTTCTTTAAGTCTTCTTCCAGTGTAGCTATTTCCTCCAACGATAGCTCCGATCTTAGCATCTCCGGCTCCATACAGAAACGCATAAATGAATGTTTTCGCAAGAGGCCGCGTCTCAAGTCCAGCTGCTCGTTGATTAGCCGTATGTATATCGCCATTGAGGATTTCATTAGTATAATCTTCGTCATCCATGTAGTGAGCTAACATGCGTAGCTCTAAACCGCTGGCGTCAATGCCAACTAAACTGTTCCCTTCATCCACGGTCCAGCAACTACGGCATTCAGTACCGAATGGTGCAGACACGGCTGGTACTTGTGCCATGTTAGGACTGAGGTGTGTCATACGTCCTGTCACAGCACCGTTAGTGATAACCCTTCCGTGTACCCTACCGTCATCCTTGACAGCTTTCAACCATGAATCTATCTGCGCTACTCGCTTCTGCAACATCATGTAACGTGCAACTGCTTTGGCTTCGGGTAGATCTATACCGTCAAGTACCTTCTCATCAACGATGATGTTACCCTTCTCTGTCTTCTTTTTAAACGTAACGCCAAGACCTTGCAGTCGCTCTGCTATCTGCTTACGTGATCCGGGATTGAAGATAGTGACCTTATCTTTCAGACGCTTACCTGTCTTCTCAGAGATACGTTCCTCAACGATAGGTGGGAAGATACTTTGTAGCTCTGCTTCGATGTTGTTCATCTCAAACATAAGATCCATCATCAGCTTATCAGCGTACTCCGTATCTAACTTGAACCCGTTCCGTTCTTGCTCAGTCACGGCCCAGCCTACACTGTGTTCAAGATCAATAGACTGCTGAGAGAAGTTCTCATTGCGTAGCTGTAGCTCTAACCATTTATGAACCTGTTCAGTCAGCTCAACATCAGCAATACAATACTCGATCATCTCGTCGCAGAGTCCACCGTCGTAGTCAGTGAAGTCTAGCTTACCGGTTCCTCCCAGTATCGTTCCCCAGTTCCGAAGTGAATGCCCTCCGTCTTGACTGGGGTTGTAGAGTCTGGACAGGTAGAGAGTGTCCACAACAGAAGACCTAGCAATATGTATGTCCCAAACACTATCGAGAACACGACAGTCAAATCCGATAAGATTATGTCCAACAATTTTGTCAGCTTCATTCAAGACACTCCTCAATGAGTCCGGTGTTGTATGCACTTGTATATCGTTCTTCACCTTCGTAACTGCACACCAGATCGTTAAGTGATCCGTAGTAGTTTCTATATCCAAGTAACAGGTATTCATGGTAAGTCTCATTCAGTTCGTTACGTTCACTGTCGTGGTTAAACTTCTGGTAAGTCTCCGTCAACAGTTCCTGTTCTAATATCCAGCTCCCAATCTTGCTCATGGTATATCATCTCCTCTAGGTCTGCGAGTGTACGTAAATCTTCCCTATCAATCAATACAAAATCGTAGAGACTATGAGCAGAACAGTGAAGACATAAATCTACAAACTCTTTGCTAACAGCGAACCGCCTTGTAGCTTCGTAGCCTGTTAGCTCTACATCACACGCAATACATCTCATTCAATTAGTTCCTCTACGGGTGTCAGTTTATCCTGATCTAAGAAATATGCGGGTCTGTTACGACCAAAAGGATCACCCCAGTTTTCCTCTTGTACTATATGATTGTAAGTAGCGTAACCAACTACAGTATACTCAGGAAACTCCCCTACTACTAACAAGTACAACTCACACTTATCGTGTTTCTTGTGGGGCATGACAATAAGCCTACCTGTTTTGTACTTCGTTGTCTTCACATCAATAGTTTTACCATTGTGTATAATATCATGTGCTGGTAAGTCGCTTGCTTGAAAATCTGTCTCAATATCGTAATACACATTTAGAATCTTAGCTGCTGCCATCTCAGAGCCAACACCATCAACGTCAATGTTCTTGTAAGAATCTACATTAACTACGTTTTTATCCTGTCCAAAACCTTTCTCTCTGGCGTTTTCATAACGCATCTTTGCAATGGATTGACAAACTTTCTGTTCGTTCTTTCCTAGCTTATAAGATATCATCATGCTTCTCCTCGCGCTGTGTCAATCTACCTGTTGCTTCATTGTAGAATACTTCACAGGCTTTACCAGTCTTTCCCGTGTACCTGTTCTTCAACACACGCAGCACGGTCGTGTTTCTAACAATGGGATCATCACTCTGACTGTTACGTTCAGCACCGATGACCGCATCAGAGAGCTGTGCAATCGACGCAGAGCCACGTAACATACCAAGAGAAGTGACAGCACCATCCTCCAGTTGCTTCCCTTCAGGGCGTCGTAGGTGGCTCACAAGGAACATACAAATCCCCATCTCCTGTACGAACGTCCTCAGCTTAGTCATAATCATATCCAAAGCACGTCGCTCATCACCGTTACTCTGGTCAGACACTAGGATAGAAACGTGATCGAGTACAATGTACCTCACGCCTAAGACTTTGACGAAGTATCTCATACGTCCCAGTACATTTTCAATCTCGTTACTACCGAAATGTTCCCACAGATAGACACGGTTCTCATAGTCCATCGTATCGTACACAAGGTCAATGTCTTGGTCGTCGTACTCACAGTCAGGTAGGTGTATCGGCTTGTTCAGCTCAAGACCTACCAGTCCACGCATGGTACGCTCAGGTGTCTCCTCAAGAAACATCAAGCCAAGGTTGTCCTCAGACTGCGCCATGATGGACGACACTACCTCACGTAGGAGAGTAGACTTACCCAGTCCTGAACCTGCACAAATAGTAACCAGCTCTGCTGTGCGTATACCATACAGGTGTTTGTTCAGCCCCTCGAATGGGTACTGTACCTTCGCCTTGGTGAGTGGCTTCTTAATCAGATCACGTAGCTCACCAGCACCGACGATACCTTCGGGTGTGTACGGTTGCGCGGACCAGAATACTTTGGTGTACGCTTCCGCTTGATTGTTAACAAGATAATCACACGCGTCCTTGTAGCCGTTGACGTGCTTAACAATCCTTGCTTTGTTACCGAACAGATCGGCACATTCCTTTGATGCCTTCTGTCCAGGCTCATCAGCATCGAAGCATATAACAATGTTCTCGAAGCTGTTCAGCCAATCATAAAAAAGGCGACAGTCCTTTGCCGCCGAAGTCGCACCGTTGCGAACGGACACTACTGGAAACTTTGAGCCTGTCATTTGATAAGCCGCTAACGCATCGTACTCACCTTCAACAAGGGTTACATACTTACCACCCGCAGAAAACAAATGCTGTCCATACAATCCTGCTTGCTTCCAATCACCAACGATACTGAATCGTTTGTCAGGGTTACGAACCTTCGCTGCCACTGGCTTTGTTGGATCGTCAGGGTTGTAGTAACCAAAGGTTGTGATGTCTCCCTGCTTCAGGGCTGCGTACTTCTTCGCCGTCGTTCCTGTGATTAAACGGTCGGTGATAGTACGGTACTCCGCTGTGATTAAACGGTGTTCAGTCTGAGTGAATGACGGCTTAGGCTTATCGCTGATAGAACCTAGCTCTCTGACGTTATTAACCCTAGCGGCTGGTGTGTACATATCACATACAAAACACTTGGTCGAGCCGTCTTCGTTATACGCTAACCCATCACTGCTGTCACAGTCAGGACAAGGTTGGTGTGTGTTAGTGAATGTCATGTCTACCAGCTCCCATGTCAGTGTACAGTTCGTCAATCTCACCGTCGTCCATTGCTTCTAACAGTTCAGAAAAGAAACCACCCGCTATGTTTAACGCTTCCGTAATGGTTAACAAGTCTAGCTGCCGTTCAACAATCTCTGAAATCTTTCTCTCTTTAGAGATACTCATAGGATAAATACCTTATAAGTTAATATTAAAATGTTGGTCTTATATGCTTTCTGCATAGAGTCTAACATTACTTTTCTTCATCACGCAAGCGTTTATATTCTTCGATGTCATCCTGTTCAAACTCCTCTGCGTAATTTCCCTTTGCTTCCCAGTAATCTTGGTAGTCGTCGTGCCAGACTTCCCAGCTTTCTCTTTCACTGTTCATAAAACCTCCGTTGTATGCTTGACAATTCTTTATCGTTTACCATTGTCACGTTTTGTGTGAACGTAGTGCTTCGCTTGTTCAATACAGTCTATTGCCCACACCTGCGACCACACGTCGTCGTATAACTCTATGATATATGTTGTATGAATACCAATCATGTGCATGTCTCCTCCTAAATCATGTTGACATATTCGTCATTGATAATTGTCTGCACGTGTATGTAACCTTCAGGCCAGTACGTGTATGACTCCTTGAGTGCCTTCGCTGTTCGGTGTACTGACGCCTCAAAGTGTTCATACATTCCCAGCTCCTCTTTGTAGTACCAGAACGGTATTCGTAACACTGGTTCTGCCGGTCCGTGTTGCTCGTAGTACACCACAATCTCAGCGTCGTTACCAATAGGTCCGTCGTTGCCAAACATCTTTGTATGGCCATTCTCTGGTTGTTTCATGTTCACTCCTTTGCTCCTAAGAATTTATCGAGTTTACCTGACCGCTTGAGCTTTGCAATAGCCCTGCTCTCGATTCTTTTAACGTCCGTCTGTGTGATACCCATAGCATCAGCGACCTGCTGCTGAGTCATGAAGTAATCATACTGCTTACCTTTCTTTTTACTTGTCACGCTTCTAATACCTCACGTGTCGTTATCTCAATATGTAACCATCCCAGCCAAGCGATGTAACCCGCACCACAAAACTCATCCGCTGGTATGTACGCCGTTGATAGCTTAAATCTGTTTGTCAAGTAGACATCAATTAAAAACTTACCCGTTTCGATAACAATACCGTTGTTGCCTACACCTTCCGGTCCGCCGTAGTACCTATGTGCTGTAGTGATTCTCATTTTAAACTCTCCATTGTTTGTTCAGCTCTTTCATACGCCTCTTGTGTCGTGCCTTGCGCTTGCGTCGTCGTCTGTTTCGTGGATCGTTCCAACGTTCGTACACGCTGAAGATGATGTACCATACAGGCACAAAACTAAATAAAATTACAATGTCAACTAGTGTTGGATTCATCGTCGTCTCCCCTCGTCTCTACCTTTCTCGTAGCCTACAGCGTGGCCTACTATGGCCCCGAATAAAAACAGAATCGTGATTAGTGTCGCCAACAGTAAAAAGTCCATTATGCTACAACCTCCCCGTTTAGATATATGTCGCCTTTGCGTGTGCATACGTCCACACCTAACGCTCTTAATCGGCTCATAGTAGTTCGTGTGGGCCATGTTCGGAGCGTCTGACGATCAGTCTCAACCGTACCATTCGCCGAACACGCTAGCCTGTTTCCGTGTAGGTATACCCAGCTTAAACCGTCGCCGTCACTAATTACCTCCGTATTTCCACTGGTCCAGTCCCTGCTGTTCTCTATCGCGTTTAACATCTTTTCCTCAATCTTTCTCATGCCTCTAACTCCTCTAATGCTTCCAATGCCTCTGTGAATGCTTCGTGTTCAGTCTCCAGACCGTAGCAAGTGAAGGCGTGGAAGTCTACCCACTCTCCGCCAATAGGCGTCTGAAAGTTGAA